TTGAAAAAGTTCGCCTACAATTACCCCCTTATGGAGGGTAGGGGCGTATCTTGTCGAATAAATTTATTTTTAAAATAAAAATACTTCCACATAATTAATATTATATAGAAGTATTAAAATTCTAAATCCATTTAAGTTGTTCCTCTTCCTGTTCTATTATCTTATCACTCTTTATTGCATTACAATGTCTGTGAGCTAACTGAATATTATTCCATGTATGAGTTCCACCTTTAGCTAATGGAATTATATGGTCAATACTTGGATAGTTATCGCCAGCTATAAAGTAACCTTCATCAGTATAATAATAATCTTCTGTATCTACTTGTCTTCCACATATCTTGCATATTCCTTCATCTCTTTGTATTAACTTTTCTAATGATATATTCCATTCTATCTTTCCGTTCTTCTTAGCTTTAGCTTCTCTTAATCTTTTATGTGCCTTTTGTTTTTCTTTATTCATTGTAGCTTTGCATATATCACTGCAATACCAATTATAATCCTTAGCATAGAATATATTCCCACAATATGCACAATCCCTTATCCTACTTAACTCTCTTTCAAATAAGCTATTCCTATCCTCTATCTGCTTTATCTCATTCCTTAATCCAGATAAGGTTTTATTTATTTCCTTTTCTAACTTCCTTTGTTCTATTTGTTCTTCTGTTAAATGATTACAATTGAACTTGCCATTATATAATGTTTGGCCTTTCCATTTATTAATCTTTCCACATTTTAAACATTCAACTATATGAACATCTTCATCAAATGCATTTGAATTATATTCTCTGTCTATATATTCATATTGTCCTTTATATTTATTATTGAATTCAATTTTAAAATCATTTGTATGTTTTATAGCTTCACATTTAAAACAGCTTAATTCTTTTTGTAGTTTTGTTCTTGTTAATCTATCTGCATAGGCTTTTCTTTCTTCTCCACATATTTTACATTTAATATTTACACTACTTTTACTATTAAAATATCCTCCTATATATTCCCATTTATCACCATGCAATGAATTAAATTTTTTTATAAAATCTTTTTCTAATTTATCTCTATCAACTTTCTCTGCAATTATCTTTCCACATTCTTCTTTAGTCATTACTTTTAAGTTATTAATATTGTTGTTCTTTTTATTACCATCTATATTTATAACTACTATATCTCCTTTAGGACAATCCTCTATAAACGCTCTAACAACTAAAGTTGATATATTTCTGTGAACTCTTTTATTATCTATTTTAAGGACTGCTTTCTCTGATGTATTTAATATTCTTTCTTTACCTTTATTGCCGTAATTTAAATTCTTTATCCTTCCGTAGTTGCTAACCATATAATTTTCAAATCCATTAATATTTCTCCAAATCTCTTCCATATCAATCACCCCTATTAATTCTTTTTCTAATTATATTATATCACTAACTGATATCAGTTGCAATCAGAATGGCGATATTTTATAATTAAATTGAGGTGATAATATGGTTAGAAAAGATTTAAAAAATAGAACTCCAATCGGTTCTGCTATTGATAATGATTTATATAACTGGTTAAAAGAATATTCTAAGGAAACATCTATTCCAATCTCTAAACTTTTAGATAAAGCAATCATACTATTAAAAGAGTCTATCAAGTAGACTCTTTTTTACCATCTTTCTTTATTTAATTGTTCTTTCTTTTTAAATTTACCGTGTAACTTCTCTGGGTGAAGTTTATTGTGGCAAGATGGGCAAACTGACACTAAATTTCTATATTGCTTTCCTTTGTATGTATAATATCTGCTTAACGCTAACTCTGGATGCTTTCTAACAAATTGTACATGATGTACTGTTGTTGCTTTTGTTATTATCCCTTTTTTTTTACATTCTTGACATTCAAAATGGTCAAATTCCATAATTTCTTCCTTGAGGTGTCTGAACTCTTTTGATTTGTAGAACTTCCATAACTCATTATCTTCTATTAATTTATTAATCCAATTTATTAAATCATTATTGTTCATTGTTTATATAGTACTCCTACATCTATATCTATGTTGTTTCCTATTATACACTTGACTATTTAATCTATTTGTCTTTGTATATCTATGTCTAAATAATTTATAATTATCTTCATGTTCCTTTACTTTTTCACGTATTGCTTTACATTTTAATAATATATTTCTATATGTACTTGTAAACCTTTTAAACTCATCTATTATTATATTAAATGCCTCTCTTAAATTATCTAGTATTTGTTCCATTTATATTTCCTCCTAAATCTTACTTTTCATATTTACCTAGCACATCTCTTTCGATTCTATCTTCAACTCTACGATTAAGGTACATTAATGCAAGTTCTATATGTTCTAATGCCTTTTCGTTATATTTGCTAGCAAATGGTCCAGCTTGAAATGCTTTCATTCTATCTCTTACTATTTCTAGTAAGTCTGTGTCTATCAATCCATGTTGTGAATTCTTTTCTTGTCTCGGACCACTTTGGAATCTTATTTTGTTCAGATATGAATAATTAATTATTTCTTCTGTAATATTTGTATTATGTTCAACTATCATGTATTCATGATTTGCTCCACCTGCTCCATTTTCATCTATTGCATAAATATCGTTTAAATTTTCTCTTTTTTGAATTGTATTTAATTTTCGCATATTTCCTCCTAAATAATAAAGGACCTTATTATTATAATAAGATCCTTTTGTTTAAATTATTTGATTGCTTCTAATAAGCTTCTTAATCTATCTTTATATACTTCATCTTTAACTATTCTAATTAGGCTCTCTATTTCCCACTTTCTTGGTGTGTTAGGTAATTTCTTACGCACTGCTAAATCTATTAAGCTCTTTGCTTTATTAAATGTATGTATATGTGTATGTCCTTCTTCAAAGTGTTTCTTAATATTATGTACTATATAACCATATTTTACTTGATATATAACATATTCCTTTCTTTGATATATCTTTCTTGCTCCTGGAGATTTATCAAAGTTAGGTTTATCTCGCATCAACTCTTCCAGTTCCCAATACTTCTTCGGAACTTCTATTGTAGCTTCTATAACCTCATTTATATCTCTATATACTTTTTTCCCATTTCATTCCAACTCCTTGAATGTGAAAAGCTGATGCACTCTATTTAAAGTACATCAGCTTCTCTAGACCTATATTACTATTTAATGTAGGGAATTTATATATTTTTTTACAATATAATAGTAACATATTGTTTCTGAAATTTTTCTGAAATTTTTCTGAAATACTTCCGAACTTTTTCATTCTATATTATAATCTATTTTTTATTTTTTCTATCAAGCCATCTCTTATGTTTACACACTGTCTATCGCAGTAACCAGTCATTTTAGCTATGTGATTCCAATTATTTTTTCTCCTATCATTGCTAAAATATCTAGCTTCTACAATCTTTTTTTCTGTTTCATCTAATAAACTCATTGCAGCTTCTACTCTTTTTATTTGTATTTTTTTCTTATTTATTTTCTTTGTTTTATCTAATATATCTTTTTCTCTTCTTATTAATTCTTCATATACCGTATCAGTTATATTATTTGTTATTCCTGTAGTTTCAGAAGAATATGTAATAGCTTTACATCCTTCATATTCTTGTTTTGATATCTCTAGTTCATATTCAAGACATTCTACATCAGCTTTTAGTCCTGTATAATCGTAAAGCTTTCTTTCTGCTTTTTTAAACTGTTTATCTAGTTTTTTACTCTTCTTATCTGCCATAATCTTTCCCCCAATTAATGTACTTTTATACTTCCCACATATCTGGCACTGTGTTAACTGCTATACAATCTCCTAATAATTTGTATATTATACACTCGCTTTCACATTGTGTAGATGTACATCTTGCACACTCTTCTTTGATTATTTTGAGTGCTTGTTTTATTTTTTCTTCCATTATTTTTCCTCCAATTCTTTTTCTACTTCTTCTATTGCTTCTATTACAGAAGCTAGAGGACTTAGCCCCTTAGCTTCCATTATTTTCTTTGCTCTATTTACAATTTCATTTACTTTGCTTAATAGCAAATCGTATCATCCCCTCTTTAGTCCTTCTAATTTTTCAAGTTTATTATCAATATATTTACATCTATTTTTACAACTCTCTTTTAATACAAACTCTTTCCCATCAGCTCTTCCTATAATGCTATAGCCTATAAAATTTTTACAATTTCCCTTATCATCTTCTTTTTCAAAGTTTTTACATTTAATTTTACATTCCATTAATCTTCCTCCTTTAAAAAACTTAATTGCTCATACTTAACTGATTTCATTTTCAAATTTTATATTATTTATCATATAATTTACTATTTAGCTCATTAGCTATTTGTATTATATTTTTTAAATTATTTTCTTCTCCTAAAAACGGTGGAAGTGCTGTAGAAATTTTAAATCCAAATGGTACTTCGTTAAATCCTGCTGTTAGCATTTTCTTAGCTTGTTCAGCTCCAAATAATTCTTTTAACTTATTATATCCCCATGAATTGCCATTAAATATATCTACACAACAGTCACATAATGTTTGTTTTGCATAGCTGTAATATCTAATATCTATTTTATCTTTTTTTGTTAATCCACATCTTTCACATACTTTTGATTCTTCTCTTAGTTTTTCTAGTTCTACCTCAGATTCATTTTCACTATTTGTTATTCCTAATTCATCTAATATTTTCCCAAAAAGCTCTAACTTATTATTTTCAAATTCTAAATCTGCATTTTTATTACTTTCTAGTATTTCTATAGATTTATTTGTTGCTTCTTTCATACAAGATATTAAAGTTTTTATTTCTTTATTGTTTAAATTTATATTCATTTCTTTTCCCCCTATATTTATAAATATCTTTTTAATTAAAGGTATATCTTTCCTTTCTAAACTTCTACAGTATAAACTTTACTTGCTCCCCTACCTTGTTTGCAAAATGTATATCCTTCATTTTCGGATATATACTCTGCTGTTTTAGCTTTCTTCGGTAATATACTGTAATATCTTATATAAGCTTCTCTTATTTGTTCTTTCTTAATAGTTATATTATTTTCTACTAAGAATTTAAAGAATGATTCTTTACTATCAAAATCTTCTACCTTTCCTACTATATTTGTTATATTTCCTTTACTATCTCTAAATCCTCTAAGCTTATTTTCAAATATAGAAGCATCAAAAGGGTATGTCATCATCATCTATAGCTTGAAATCCATTTGGATCTAATCCTGGTGTTGGTTCAAAACTTGGATTATCTTGTGGGTTAGTTTTATAGTCTAAAGCTTGTACACTTCCTGTGCTAACTTTTGTAAAACTTCTATTTTCCCCTGCTTGAGTTTTATATCTATCTACTTTAATTCTTCCTTGAATTGCAACTAATCTTCCTTTTGTTATGTAATTAGCACAAAACTCAGCTGCTTTTCCTATTACTTCTATAGGTATAAAATCTGTTTCTTTTGTACCATCTTTTTTCTTATAATCTCTATCTATTGCAATTGTAAATGTTGCAATTGCAGTTCCAGTTCCAGGCATATATCTTAGCTCTGGGTCCTTTGTTAATCTCCCTACTAATACTACACTATTCATTGTTTTTTTCCCCCTTCTGTATTTATTCAACTAATCTTTTCATTTTTCTCCTTATTGCTTCTATACTTCTGTTTGGTAAGTATTTCTGTATTTCTTTTATGCTTAAACCTTCCCATATCATATCTTCTAAAATCTGTTTTTCTTCCTCGGTCCATTTTTTATTACTGCTTTTAAATTCTTGTGTTTTCTCTTTTTTACCCTTTATTTTATCTAAATCTCCTGTCCCATATATACGATAAAGCTTATTTCGTATAGCTCCAGCAGTTTTATTAGGAAGTTTTTGTTGTATTGTTTTATAGTCATAACCTTCCTTTACTAACTTATTTAGTAGTTTTATATCTCCTTCTGTCCATCTTGATATTTCCTCATTAGTAATAGGTCTATATTTTATGTTTAATTGTTTTAATCTGCTTCTTATTGAGAATTCACTTCGTTGCATCCTTTCTGCTATTTCTGTGCAATTGTACTTATATTGTTTTAATAAAAAAATTAACTTTTCATCTTCATCTTGGGTCCATGTTTTTTTCCTATATGTATTATTGATTATGTCTCTTTGTCTTTTAGCTTCTACCCACTGTGGTTCTTTTCCAAGTGAAAACCTTGTAAATTTTGAAAAATCTAAGAATGTTTGATTTTCTTCTGCCCATTCCCAAAACCTGTCTATCTTTATAACTTTAAAACTATTATTATTAACCTTTTTATTTCTTAAAGGTAATCCTCTCCTAATCCATGAATTTCTAGTATTCATGTCTACATTGTATCCTACTGTCTTTAATAATTGATTAAAAGTTATATAATCTCCATTCTCTAAAAATGCTCCTAAGTTTAACTCGTACTTTTTCATTGAGATTGCTCTTTCACTTCTATTTAAAACCCTTGATATTGTTTTTATGCTTGTAACTCCCCAATTATCTCTTAGGTATGTTACTTCTTCCTCAGTCCATAGTCTCAAAGTCTTTCCCCCCTTTCATTAAATCTAGTAAATATAATACCGCAGCTTCTTTACAGTCATGTTTTTTTATTGTCGTTTCCTTTCTACTATCTATGCTTATATATTCTTTACCTCCATTATTTTCTATCCAGTATAATCCTTTTGGATATCCTGTTTCTAATATAGCGATAAAATCTCCTGGTCTAATCTGTTTTAGCTTTATTTTCTTTTCATAAATAATATATTTATAATCTTTGGTTAATTTGGGTTCTTTTATATTTGTTATTTCTTTTTGCCCTATTCTTAACTTTTTTAAAGCTTCTTTTTTACTTTTAAAAGAATATTTTTTATTAAGATCTAAGTCTAAAACATATACTTTATTCTTTTTAGGCTCTCTATTCTCAAATTTAGGAAATAATTGTTCTAGCTCTGTTTTTCCCCCTGATGCTCTTATTTCTTTTATTTCATTTATTCTTTTTTTAGCTTCTGCTTTATCTTGTAAACTCGTAAAATTTGGAATATCTTTTTTCCCATTTAAAATAGTATACGCAAGTGCTAAATAGTTTTCATAACAAGGGTCTTTTTTATAATCCATATCTATTCCCCCTTAAATAATCCCTTTAAAATCCCATCCTCTTTTCTTTAATTTTTCTATATGTTTTTCTATTGCCTCTGGTACATATTCAATCATTCCTAATCTGTCTAATATGTTTATAGTTACTTGGACTACATCGCAAGCTTCTTCTAATACTTCATCTATACATATAATTTCATTTTTACTATATTTATTTGCAGCTTCTACTAACTCTTCTGATTCTTCTCTTAGTTTTTCTAGTTCTACCTCAAATTTTATATTTGTTGTATCTAGGATTGGAAATTTAGTCATTCTTCTTTCCCCCTTTTCCCTCTTTTATTAATTCAAATCGTTCATTTTCTTTTTTTAGGTATTCGTCTATTCTTTCTATTTGTTTATTTATAGTATGTACATAATTCCACCATGCTCCAACTACAAATCCGATACAAAATAGGGCGGAAACTCCTATAATGTTTAGTATTATTTTCATATCCTTTATTTCTCCTTATCATTTATTTTCCATTCTCCTGGAATAGTCTGATAAACACATTCATGTAGTAGTTTTTTTATTTCACATTTACTACAATCTTCTTCTTTGTCACAAATACTTTTTAAATGTATTAATGCTTCTAATGTATTCATTTTTCATCCTCCTTTACTACCTTCTAATCTAGATATTTACAAGATTAGAAGGTTTATTAAGATTAAAACTATGTACTTAATTAATTATTTCACTTTGATTTTTATAAAAAAAGCTTATAAGGTTTTTTATTTTTTCTAAAACTACTTCATTTTCTTTTTCTCTATTTTTTATACTTTTTATTTTTGACTGTGAATTTGCATCAAATAATTCTTTAATTTCTTCTAAAACTAAGTAATCATTAGCTTCTTTGTCTTCTAAAATTCTTGTCTTACATAACCCTCTTTTCTCTAATTCTTCAAATAATTGCTCTTCTGTATATTTTGATAAATCTTCTATTGCTTTTTCATATTCTAGATTTTCTCTATACTCTATTGCTTTTTGTATATTTATTTTATTTTGTTTTTCTGTTACAACTTGAACATTTTCAAAATACCAGTTCATAGTAAAAACTAATAGTTCTTCTTGAGTTTTTATATCGTCTTTTGCAAATAGTTCAACTTGATCTATAAATGAATAACCTATATCTGAGTTGTCATTTATAAATATATTAACCCAATGTGTATCAGCTTCTTTTTCTGCTCTTATATCTCCAACTGTCGCTATTAATGAACTTGTTTTTTCTATTTTTATATCTTCAGCAAGTGTATATATCTTGTAATCCATAATATTAATCCTCCATAGTTATAGTTTCATACCCTTATATTTAATTTAAATCAAATGTTTGTTGAACTTGTAGTACTTCCTGTTCTTGTTCCCAAATAGTTTTTATTCCTTTTTTTCTCAAAGTATCATTTATAAATTTTTTACCTTTTTGAGTCCATTTTGTTTGTGGTTTTGCATTTTTAATTTCTGATTGAACAGTTCTTGCATATCCCTTGCCTTGGTATTTAGAATATAAAAGCCATTGGCCATTTTGTTTGTATTGAACTCCTAAATCATGTAATAAATCATTTAAAGCCTGTCCACTCATTCCAAAGTCTTTTGCTATTTGTGTTATAGTAAGCAATGTATTATTATCTTCTAAAACTTTTTTAGTATAATTTGCAGCAGGTAACAATTCATTTATAGTATTAGATTGTTTTTCAATTGTATCTTGTAATGGTTTTTCTACTATTTCTTTATAATTCTTAATAGCTAAGGCTGTTTCAGCTTTAGTAGATGAATTTACTATACTTAATATTGCTTGGTCCTCTTCTGTTAATTGTGCTACTTTAGGATTAAAATAATTTTCTTCTAAAGAATCAAACATATCCCATGCTTTATCTGTTCCTAACATCTTACAATGTCTACTAGCTCCCCTTTTAGTCCAAAGTATTAATCTTGCTGTATTTTTCTTACAACCAGTAACATCCTCGAAATTATCTAGGATGTTCTTAAACTCTTTTAATTTCTCACCTTCTAATTTGTAATAATGTTTACCTTCTTTAAATCTGTCTTGGTTGTTCTTAAAGTTTTGTTGTATTTGTAGCTCTTTACATCCATAAACTTGGGCTAATGTTTTAGTAGTTATTACTATTTCATTATTAAAATTCACTGGTGTTAATCCACTCATATCTACCCCTCCTTAAAATACTGAATATTTTTTATCAATAAATCCGTTGTTCCATCTGTATTATTTACAATTCTGTATTTACTACTATCTCTAAATGCATTAAATTTATTTTTTATAACAAATCCAGTATCCGTTTTTATTGTTCTTACTTTAAACTCTTTTTCTACTACTTTTTTATCTATATTAAAACTGTCATAGATATCGTATTTTTCTAATGTCACTTTTAAGTAGTATGTATTGCTATATTTACTCAAATCAAATTCCCCCTATCAATTTAATCTAATTAGTGTGTATCTAAAAAATTTGTATCCCGTAAATTCATTAAATCCTGAATAAACACTGTCTTTTTCTAAATAATAATTTGCATATTCTTTTGATTTTGTTACTTCTTCTTTAAAAAACTCATTTCTTGTTATTACTTTTACTTTTACAACTGGCTTGTCTAAATTTTTACTACTGTTCCATGCAGCACCATTAAGTTGTTTAGCTTCTTCTTTATTTGTTTTAGTATATTTTAATAAATAAGCTGCTAAATCTTTATATTGTCCACTTTTATCCAGTAAGCTAATCTTGATAAATCCTTTATTCCAGCACTTTTGGAATATAGAAGTATCTATAGCATTAACTACAAAATGAAAATGTAATGCTTTTCTTTTTCCTACTTCCGCTACTGCTATATATTTAAGTTCTTTTCCTTGTTTTTTATATTCAGTTCTTACTTTTCTTAGCAACTTCTTTTTATCGTCTTTTAACTCTTCTATGCTATTTGGTCTAAGATCTTCTTTATAAGAAAAAACTATATGATAATCTCCACCTTGAAAGTTACAATTTAATAGTCTAGTAAGTTTTAATTCTTTTTGTCTATAATTCACTTTTTCTTGTTGTTCAGTAGTTTTATTTTCTTTTGGTCCTCTAATATCACTTTTCTTAAACTTAGTATGTTTACCTTTAGGGAAGTGTTTTCTGTCATACTGTTTTATAACTTCTACTACTTTCCCTGATATTATTGTCTTTTGTATATATGACATTTTTACTTCCCCCAAATCATAAATAATATAAATTAAAATTATTTATTATATGTTCTAAAGTTAATAGTATTATCAAGTCGGTAAACACCGCATTTAGTGTACTCTCGACTTGATTTTACTTTAACTTTTCTAGCTATTTTTCAAACTCTAATTTCAAGTTTTTATCTTGATTTTTATCTTTTATTTTGATTTCTACTTTGTTGCCTTCTGTTTCTATAACCATTGTTTCCTCATCTTTTAAATAAACTACCATTTTTTATCTTTCCCCCTTCTCTTTACTACTCATAATTTATTTTGGAGTATAAAAATTACTCACCATATCTTGCTTTCTGATAATCTTTTTCTGTCATGAATACTTGAATATTATCGTATAACTGTATATTGAAAGGTTTTTTAGCATGTATCTTTATAAAAACATCTGGTAATCCATCATCCCTTTTTCTATTGCCTTCTTTAAGTCTTCCAGTAAATGTTTTTATTACATCTTCATCTGAAAACATCTTAACTGTTACTGGTGTTCCTGGTGGTAATGTTCTCACTACATCGTGCCATATTCTGATTAGTCCTTTAGAATCTGTATTTTGTGTTATTTTTCTTACTGCTTTATGATCTGTGTTTTGATTAGCTTCTTGATTAGTCTTTGCTTCTCTTGTCTTTAAGGCTTCTATTAATTCTGCCTTATTCATTTTGCTTCTTCCTTTTACATTTAGTTCTTTTGCTGCTTGTCTTAATTCTTTAACTGTCAAATCTTCTAGGTGTTTCATATTCTTTTCCCCCTAATTTGTTATTTTAGCTTCTTTTACTTTTCTCAATAGATTTTCTATAAGCTTTTTATTTTCTTTTGATTTGTCAATCATATCTTTATAGCTTGCTTTTATGTAAACTTTAGAAGTATTATTTATTTTTTCTTCGTATCTTCTAATATCTTTTTCTATTTGTTCTATTTGCATATAAAGAATACACTCTAAATCAGATGCTTCTTGAAATGTAAACTCTACGACCTTTTTCATATCTTTAAACCTCCTCTCTCTGATTTTTCCTTGTAACCGTTATTTTTATGTCTACATCGTATTTTTTACCTAATATACTTTCTAAGCCTTTTATCAATTTATTTATGTCAAGTTCATTCACAAATGTTACTCTAGGTTCATTTTTAGTTTTCACTCGTATTCCCCCTTAGGCGAGATTAACTCTCCTTTATTGCCTTAATTTCTTCTTTAAGCTTTTTTATTTCCTCTGCTGCTTCAATTCTAGCTGACATATATCCAGCGACAAATTGTTTTGATTTTTCGTCTAATGACATGAATTTTTCAGCTATTTTTTCTATTTTTTCGTTTTTCATCTTTTTATCCCCCTTTTTTATCGCATCTCGATTTTATACTTATATATTATTTCAATTCACGATATTTGTCAATAAAATTATTGATTTTTTTTTCGTATTCCGATATTATTAATATAGAGGTGATATCATGAATGAAGGTGAAAGATTAAAATATTTAAGAAAAACTTTAAAAATGACTCAAAAGGATTTTGGTGAAAAAATAGGTTTAAAAGCAAATACTGTAAGTGATATTGAAAACGGAAAATATAACTTAAAAGAAGCAAGTATAAGATTAACTTGTAGTGAATTTAAAATTGATTATATATGGCTTACAACTGGTGAAGGTGAAATGTTTTCTAATGATAAAGATGATGAGGATTGTTTAAGAAAGATTGAGTATATAATGACAGGGGAGAATAATTTTCATAAAAACTTATTTAAAACTTTTGCTTCTTTGAGCGAGGATGAATTAGAAACACTAGAAAAAATAATTGATAGATTTCTAGAAATAAAAAAAGAATCGGAATAAAAAATAAGTCCAGCTTTCTGGACTTATTTTTTATTATAAACATATGATACAAATTTATATATTCTCTTCTTTTCAATTTCATTCATATTTTTCATCATTTTTATTATTGTTTCTGTATATAAATCTTTTTCTTTTTTATAATTATTTTCTTTTTTATCTACCTTTTTATCCATTCTAAATCCCCCTATTTAAATTTACTTAGAACATATGTTCGATATAATTATAATTTTAAATCTTTTTTTTTAATCATGCAACTTTGAATTTTTGTTTTATTTTATATAGTTTGATTGTAGTTATATTTTCTCTCTTTTTCTACAATTTTCACAAAGTGTTCATATATGTGAACACTTTTTTTCATTTACTTGAATTCTGACTCAAATAAATCATTTATTTTACAATTAAGTGCTTTTGCTATTTCTTCAATATTATCTAATGTTGGACTTGTTTTATTATTTTCATAATTATTTAATGCCCCTATACTTATCTTCGTTTTTCTACTTAATGTTCTTAAAGATATTCTTTTTTTATCTCGCATTTCACGTATTTTAATTTCTATCATATCCTTTTTCCTTTCGTTCATTTTAGTCTCCCCAAAATTGGCGTTTTTATATGATAGAAATCTGCTTATTTATTTATAACTAAAAAGTAACTTATTAAAAAAAAATTTTAAAAAAATTATATTTTATGAGTAAATCCAAAATTTATTGTTTAAAATATTTATATACTATAACATTTAGCAAAGGGGTAATCATAATGGAAACAATAGTTAAAAAAGCTGCTTGCTATTGTAGAGTATCTCATGAAGAACAAAAGCTTCATGGATTATCTATAGAAGCACAAAAAGAAGATTTGAAGCAATATTGTAAAAGAAATAATTATAAAATATATAAATTTTATATTGATGAAGGTTTAACCGCTAAAAACACAAAAAGACAAGGATTACAAAATCTATTATCAGATCTTGATAAAGATAAATTTGATATAGTTCTTTTTACAAAATTAGATAGATTAAGCAGAAATATAATAGATGCTAATTTATTAGATGAAAAATTTAAAAATAATAATGTCTGTATGAAGGCAATCTTTGAAGATGATATAGACACTTCAACTGCAGATGGTAAATTTACATTTAACTTAAAATTATCTTTAGCCGAAAGAGAACTAGATAAAACATCTGAACGTATAAAAGACATATTTAGATACAAGATTGAAAGGAATGAAGTTATATCTGGTAGTGTTCCAAAGGGTTATAAAATTGTAGATAAAAAGTTAGCAATTGATGAAAATACTGCTTGGATTGTAAAAAAAAGTTTCGATTTAGTTGAAGAATTAATGTCGGCTCGTGCTGCTTTTATTCAAATAAATACTGTTTATAATCAGCCTACAAGCCTTAGAAGTTTTAGTAAATTATTAAAAAATGTAATTTATACTGGAACTTATAAATCTAAAAACTATTATAAAGAAAATTACTGTGAACCAATTATTTCTTTAGAACAATTTAATAATGTTCAAAGGATATTAAAGAATAATAAACAATATACATCTAATAATAGAAAGGAAACTTATATTTTTAGTGGCCTTTTACGATGCTCACACTGTGGCTATAAAATTGTTGGGCATTATAGTAATAGAAGTGGTAAAAATGTAATAAAGACATATAGATGTAATAGATATAGTATCTATAAAGATTGTGATCAGAAAAAATCTATAAATGAAAAAAAACTTGAAAAAGTGCTTTTGAGTTGTATAGTTGAAGAATATAAAAATTATCTGTATTCTTTTGATATTTCTTCAAAAAAAACAAACTCTATTGATGTTTCTCAAAATAAATCAAAAATTCAAAAGAAAGTAGATAAATTAAGAGAATTATATCTAAATGACTTAATTTCATTAGAAGATTATAAAAAAGATTATGCTATATTTACTCAGGCTTTAAAAGAAATAGAAAGTAAAGAAGTTACAAAAGTAGCCCCTAAAGATGCCGATAAGATACTTTCTATATTAGATAATATAGAAACTATATATTATAATTTAGATGCAACTGAACGTAAAAGATTTTGGTCCTCTTTTATCGATGTTATAACTATTGATGGAAATTATAACATTGACATTAAATTTTTATAATTTTTTTTACACATTTACTTGTACTAAGTTACTATCACCACCTGGTTAATGTTATTTAGTACAAGCACTAAAATAGAAAGAAGTACAGTAAAAATTATTTGTACTTCTTTCTGTATACTATTATAATATTATTAGATAGTTTTTTCGGTTCTGTTGGCCTTATTACTATCTGGAGCATTTACTGTTGCAGCAGTAGATGCTTCTTTTATATTAAAGCATTGAATTTCTCTTACACAATTTCCTGTAAAAATCTTTCCATGTCCTTTTCCTCTCAAATTCATTAAAGCTTCATAATCTCCTGCTATTACTTTGCTTGCTTCCTTTGTATTTACTTTTAATCCGATTTTTGTGTTAATATTAGATTTCAGTATCCCCGGTAATATTTCAGCATATGGTGTTTGTGTTGTAAGTATTACATAAATACTCGCCGCTCTACCTTTTGCTAATAGTTCTCCTAGTAATCTATAAAATTCCTTATCTACCTTTGGATTAAAACTTGCTAACTCTTCTATTATTAAGAATATAGATTTATATTTCTTATCTTTATTTCTTCTTAAAACTTTATATCTTTTTTCCATTTCCTCTGTTAACTCTTCCATAATGTCCTCTATACCATTTTTACCTTCTCCATAATACTTACATTTATTTTTATATTGATACAGATCTATTAATTTTGTATCTTGAATATACAAATCTATATTTTTTCTCTTTATTAAATTATTTACAATTACATCTAAACAAACTGATTTGCCTGAACCCGTCGCCCCTGCAATTAATAGGTGACATTCATTTGCTGAACTATAGTACCAGTAAACAATATTATGTGTGTCTAAATCTATTCCGATTGGCACTCCTTTTTTATCGTCAAAGCAAAAATCATTATAATTGTATTTTTCATCATTGTTATTTATATGAATTAATATCAACGTGTTTTTATACTCTATCTTTAGTTTATCTGGATTTACCTTTAGAAAAGTAGCTATTTCTATTTTATATTTTATAAAATCATTTACTGAAAGCCCTATAGGAATTGTAAAATAAAAATCATTATCTTTATATTGATGATGTAATATAGGATATTCTTTACTACGATTACATAGGTTAATCTCAAAGAATAATTTATCCCAGTTATACTTCTTTTTTAATACTATATTCTCTATTGATTTAGCAGCATTAAATATACTATCTATAAATAGATTAATCAATTATATCACCTACCTTTTCTATTTTTATGCTATCATATATAACTTTTATATCTTTCATTCTTTTATTTAAGCCTTGATTATTAATAACATATAATGTAGGCATAACAGGCCAATCTGTATTTTCTATTATTATCTCTTTAATTTCTTTATATTTTGATAAGCAGTCATTAGGACTTATTTGGACTTCAAGTAAAATTCGTTTTATTCTTTTATTTTTTCTTATCTTTAAGTATGCATCTGGAATTATATTGCCTATTTGTGGACTCTTCTTAAAATCTAAAATTTCATATTTATTCTTTATAAGCTTCACTAAAAAATCAGTTATATAAAGATCATGTGTTATTAATTTCTTTTTAGGTTGTTTATCAAGATAGTATACGTACATATTCTTAGTACCTTCTACATTAAACATCTTTCTATTTATATAACCTTCATCGCTTAGTTTTTTTAATCTTCTTAATGGTATATTTTCATGGACATCTGGAAATAATAATTCCTGTACTTGTTTTCTAGTACATATTCTACACATAGTTAAGAAACTTAAAATTTTTAGATCTCGTTCTTGCATATTATTTTCCCCCTTTTTCTTTTTATATTTAATATATATGCAATGCGGTTCACATATTTGACTATTTTTTAAAAAATTATTTGATTAACTATGTGATTGATTATGTGAAGTGTGTTTTTTACGCTTCACACTAATTTTTGTTGATATCGCTAGAGTTAGGCTTGTACAATTGCGTGGTTTAAATAAATAAAAAGCAGCGCCAATGTCTTTTTATTTATTGGCCCCGCCGCACAGACTCCCCCATCTTTTATTTTTAGTTATTTTTCTGCATTGAAATTTTATATTAAAAATAACTAAAGTAGCAGGAGTATATTTATATTCAATTCTTATTTATTATACTTATATTATTTCCTATTTTAAAATTTTTATACACTTTTTTTATATTTTTTGTATTTTACTTATATTTATTTCTTATATATTTCGTAGTTTTGGTATAGCAATTTTTTATATTTTAATTTTTCTGGTATACAATTTTAATTTTAATCTTATGTGAATCCAAAATATACGCGGACAAGCTTTTTATTATCTTTTTATAAATTATAAAATAAGCTAGGGAATAATATCCCTAGCTTTTATCTTATTATCAATAAAGGTACTATGGCCGTTGCTAATAGTGCTCCTAATATAAAATATCCTAATCTAAGTAACATACGTCTACCTCCTTTTTAGGAGTATAGTCGCACATTATAATATTTATACTCATTTTTCAAAAACTTCTACATACTTAGGAGATGCTGTAATATATACTCCAGATTTTAGTCTATACATATCTGTACCTGTTTTCTTAATAGTTTCTGCAACTGTGTATACTCCACCTTTTGTAACTTTACCAATTATGCTACTGTCATCAAAATTAGCTGCACTACGTATGTTTATATCTTGTTTTATACGAACATATAGTGTTTTATTTTCTTCTTTATTATTTGGCAATACATATTTAACACCAAAATACTCACAAATTGCTTTACAAACTGCTTCTGCACATTTTTCTTGATGTGATGGATTTAACATAAGTTTTGCTTCTTTTTCATAGTCCATAAACCCATATTCAATTAGTATGGCAGGCATATTTGTTTGTCTTAAAATCGCTAGTGTAAATCCACTCATATCGACATCTCTCATCAAACCGTAGTTGTATTCATAGTCGATATCTGCTGCTAAATGTTTTACTGCTAATTTACCTAATGTTATTGACTTAGAAGAACAATTTTTAGTACGTAAAACAAGTAATCCTTTAACTTTTGTTTGCCAAACAGTTGCTGTTCCAGCTGCATTATAGTGGTTAGAAATTAATATATCTGCACCTGCTTTATTTGCTCTATATGATCTAGTTGCTAGAGGTACATCTGTTTTTCCTGTCATATCAGCAGTATACATATAGCCAATTCTACATCTAGTTAATGCTTTTGCTAAATACTCAGATATAGCTCTATTCCATTCATTTTCTTTAATTATTTCACCTTTTTTTCTAACTAAGACTCCATTAACATACAGATCTGAAGACAATTTTACAGAACGCTTACCTGGTGTACACATTCCATGTCCTGCATCGATTGCTACTAAATATTTACTCATTTTTTTCACCCCTTATTAAATTTTTAAAAGTTTGATGTAATCCAGTTGATGCAAGTCCTGATAACATACCGCCTAAAATTATTTCTGGACTTATATCTCCTGCTACCCAAATATTTAGAACACATCCAAGTATAGTCATTATACATGGTATATATTTATTATTTATAAAATCGAAACTTGTTTTAATTACATAGCCTATACATACACAAATTCCTACAACTAACAATACTATATAATCACCCAATATATTTAAGTCTAACATTTATTTTCCTCCTTCTGATAGTTCTGTTATCCTATGATGCGCTGATTTTGCTGAATCTTCTACTTTTGCCATTCTTTCTACTAAATTGTTATGCTTATTGACTCTATTTGACAGAGTATTTATTTCTTCTTTTATGCTCTTAATTTGTTCCTGCATAACTGCAGTTGTTTTACTATTCGCAAAGTAAGATCCTACTAATGTTCCAATAAATGCAATCGCCGCAACTATTACTTCTGTATCCATATTCTTCTCCTTTCTATATAAAAAGACTGTATTTCTACAGTCCTTTAAAAGTTTTATATATTAAATACATAAATATAATAATTTTACATTGTTATCACTTCCTTAAAATAATCCATTTTAATATTCTCCACATGAATGTTTTATTCTGTCTTTAAGTTCAGCTTTTTTACCATTATTCCAACGATCAGTGGTTCCCACTAAATATCCAGTTATTCTTCTAATTCTCTCAAAATCAACTGGTGCTAACTTATATTCTAAATCAGCATATCCTAATTTATCTAATGTTATCTTAAGATATTCTATCTCTCTATTGGGGTTATTTTTTCTTACATGTTTTATATAAGCTTCTATTTCTTCTTGTTCTATTTTAATTCCCTCTGGAGTTTTTATGTTAATTTGCATGTTAAATCCTCCTTTCTTATATAAAAAGAGCAGCTAAATTAATAACTGCTCTATGATCTTACCTATTTGACTTCATTTTTATCAATTGTAATACTTCTACAATAAGGACAAAATTCCTTGATTTTTATTCCTTCATCTTTAAATGGTGTACCTTTATACTCCACCATATCGCAAAACTAAGTACGCAATATTTTTATATTGTGAACTACCAATATCCCAATTCTTTACCTCTTTTATATTCTAAGTTAGCTATTATAGTATAGCCGTACTTATTAAAATGAACATTGTCACTATCTATTAATAGGGACTTAGGCACTAGATTATTAGATATATTATCTAAATCTTCTTGTGTAGGAGTTAATCCTGCATCATCTAATCCATAGTCTATTAAATATTGTCTAGCATCTATGAATTTTACTCCAAACTCTTTATTTAAGACAGTATTTATTGTTTCTTTCCCTCCTGAAGTAAGTGAAATAACGAGATAGTTAGTTGTATTATTTAATTTTATCATTTGATTTATTTGAGATATTAAGGTATTTACATCATCATACCCACCATTTTGCCCTATCCAAATTATCATTACATTATTAGTATTATTTAATTCTCGCATAGATTTTGTAATAACTCTAGTAGGACGGTTAACATCAACACTATCACCTGCTTCAAGTCTAGTAAATGTATAGGGAGATGCTCCAAAAGTACTCCCTTGTCCTAAATTTCCCTTAACACCATTTATTTCTACTGGATTTACTGAATCTAATATTGTTGTATCTGTTATTGAACTTCTCAAGTTTACTGAATTTCCTTCTGAATCAACAATATCAATTGACACAGCTGTTATTGTTTCAGGAATAGTAAAGTCAGGTTGAACCACTAAATGAATACCACCTTGTCTACAAGCTATTGTATTAGAAGTTTCGCCACCACTTCCGTAATTATTAACAGTCCAAGAATCTCCTAAAAGTTGTTTTAACACAGTTGCCCTTGTAACACCACTACCATCTTGGTTACCATATGTTAGTGAATCCCCCCAATAATCAACTATGTTTTGATTTCCTATATATTTTTGTAATCCGTTTACTTCACTTTGTAATTTACTTATCTTACCAATGTCGTTTACATATACATATTGTTCAAGATAGGCATTATTAATTACTAAAGAATCATATCTTTCATTATAATCATCAACTTTGATTATTGTTGCCCAATGTATATTTGCCTCGTAAGTTCTAGTTGTACTTTCATTCAAACCAACAAGACTCAATGCTATATAAGCATTTTTTGTTTCTGTAAATTCCGTCACTAATGATAATGTTACATTATTGTTGTATTGTTGCAAACTATACTTCGATGGTATAATTCCTCCATTGGATAAATCTGTATTATTATTAAAATCTAAACCTTTTAAATTTAACTTTACATAGGGAGATTTGCTTGTTAATTCTTCATTAAAATTTAGGTCAAAATTAATGACACAGAAATATTTTCCACTTAAAAATTCTTTAGAAACAGTAGATTTATTAATATTAGAAGTTTTAGCTGTTTGAGAACCACTCCATGTACCAGTATGAGCCGTTTTAAAATCACTAATGAATAAGTTATCTAATCTAGTTCTTGTGAAACCAACTTCATTTTCTAATGCTGTCAAATCTGAGTTAACTATAAAATTAGATGTATCTACTCCAGCCCCTTCAAGTTGAGCTTTTGCAATTTCTTCATTAACGTATTGTGTATTCGCCTTTTCTTTAAATCGTGCATCTATCTGATTCTTTGAATAAGTTTCAATTTTTTTGTAATAATTTGATAAATCTATTTTCACTTCTCCACTCCCACCTCCTGTATTTCCGCCTGAACTTCCTGTATTTTCTCCTATACTTTCACGCACATCTGCTAATAGTAAGAATGTACTAACTTTCACATCATCCTTTTCTATAGTGAATAACATTTTTAGCGTTCCTGCTACCTTTGTTATAGAACTATCCATAACTGCATCGAAGGAATTATCATGTATATTTTCTATTACACCATCGTTTATTATTTCTCCATCTGCTCTTTTGTATTTTGCAGTAACAGAGCAACCAGCCAAATTAACTGGTTGCCCATCTTCATACACATTTATTTTAATTTTATTTCCTCTATCTCCCTGCACTAATTTAAGAGATTGAAATTTCTCTTGCTTCAAATCGCTATCTATATCAAAATCTCTCATGTTGCACCTCCTCTTAACTGTTTAATATGCTCCAATATGTACTACTTCTTATATTTGCATCATCATTATAGAATTTAAGTAGGTTTATCAAAACTCCACCATTGCTAATATAATTTTTGAATGCTGATTTGTATCTAGATAGTACACCATTGTTATAGGCAATTCTGTACGTATCAGAAAAGCTATAATTTTGTATTGTACTTGTTCCCCACTCTAAAATATAGACATCAAATCTTTGTGGATTTGAATAATTACTAAAACAAGCACTGCTTGTACTTCCTGCTACAATATCGAAGTCAAAACAAGCTATACCACTATCTGTGACCGTAAATATACCATCTAATGTAACTTTTGTTCCGTTTGCATTAGTCCAAGTTTGCCCCTTTAGACCTGGTATGTATATTTTTGTTCCATACGGGATATTTTGTGCTGCAACTGTTTTACCCATGTGTGTTCCGAGTCCACTTCGTCCAGAACTATTACTTTCTGTAGCTGCATAACAAGTACATCTAGCATCGTGTAATTTGTATATATAATTCTTGCCGTCTATCGTTCCTTTTTCATTAAAGCAGTTAACATATTCCTCTTTCACAGTTGTCCCTCCTGTAGAACTTGCGCTATCCGCTTTGTCTAACTCAGGCAATCTTATAAAGAAGGCTTGTTTGCTAAGATTATACTTACTGTAAATAATGCCTTTCTTGTAGCCACTCGCCTCCGCAATATATCCATTCCCCATGTATATAGCGGTGTGATGCGTTCTTACTGTTGCCATGTTGCTTGTCGTTACGGTGTATCCGTCATTAGCAAACATAATAATGTCTCCTGCCTTAGCCCTTGTAAATCCACTGTCTGCATATCTCCAAAATGTTGCTCCATGTGCTTTTGCAGTAGATTGCAATGTTCCCATAGAACAAGTTAATCCTTTCATATAGCTCATTCCAGCCTTTTCATAGCAACAGCCAACCAAAGAGCTACAATCAAATCCGTATGTCACTCCTGTTTGAACCCAGCTAGGTTGATAGTATGTTGTTCCACCTACTGTCTCAACTTTTCCCTTAATAGTTACCATACTGTTAAGACTTGTTGTTCTCCAATATTGAGAATACCAAGCTGTATGATTAGTACCCATATTTACTATTTTCATTGCTGTATCACATATTGTTTGACGCATATTCGATACAGTAATTCCTCCACTAGAAGAACCACCTCCTGTTATCCCTCCACTAGAAGAAGAACCACCACTTGTTACTTTTGTACTTGGTCGTATTACTAATACTATTGTGTTAGTATTATAGTCTTTTACAAGGTCTTTTTTTAGTCCCACAAACCAACCATCTGTGTGTTTCTCTCCAGGGTTACTCATAGCTGTAATAAGTTGAGCATTTCCATCTGTATCTTGACCTATGCATATAGCACAGTTGGATATACATTTCCATCTATTTGGATAGATATAATTGCCACTGCTAGTCTTACCTGCGTAGAATATCAAATCCCCTTTTTGAATATTGCTATAATCAGTTTTTACAGTAATTGTTTGTCCTCTATCTGAAAAGAATTTTGCAATTTCTGCACAAGTTCTCGCAAGTGTTGTTCCACTTGCAGGAACTATAGCGCCTGTATATTCACTATTCTTCGCCATTATATTAGCTCTATAATTGTTGAAATTAACGAGATTTGCATATGGAGAATCTGAATAAGAATAACCCATAAGACATAGTAATAATAATGTAGAATCATCAATCATCTTCCAGTAATTCCCTTGGGCAGACTTTTCCCATATACTATAATTTGCTCCCATAGTACCACTTGCTGTGCTACTACAAGGAGTAGTTTCTCCGTAAGTAAATCCATTGTCCCAAGATTTCGCAGATGTATAATTATTTCTTGCATTATAATAACTTTCTGCAAATTCTGCGACCTTTGCCCCATTATATAATTCTGGGATAACTGTTGCTGTTCCAGTAATTACTTTCACATAAGTTGTATTATTCGTAATCCATCCATATTCACCATTGTAACTAATTTTATACCAACCTGTATCCTTATCTGTCTCTAATATATCTGCAACAAATCCTTTGCTTACAATTCCAATAGAATTATAACTTGTACTTCCTCCACTTCTTACATTAAGATTTTCTGCCAATACTTCTACTTTTTGAACTGTAGTTGAACCGTTTGGATCACCAGAGATTATTTCTACATATTCAGATTTATTTGTTATATAAGCATATTCACCATTGTATTTTATCTTGTACCATCCAGTATTTGGGTCAACTCCTACTATTTCTACTGTATCCCCATTTACAAGTAATCCAGCATATTCACCATTTATCCCAGGAGTTTTTCTTACATTAAGGGCGTTGGCTAATATTTTACCTATTGCTTTCACTTCTGTAGTGTCTATGCTCCCACTATCTCCTTTTTTCGCTGCACCTTTTATAACTAATCGGATATTGTCTACTATTAGATATTCTTCTACGGTATCTCCTTGGAATTCTATACTATAAATCCCGAATTTAACTAATTTATCTGCTAATTCTGCGGGTAATTCTCTATCCTCAGTTGCATTATAATCTGTAATTTGTGTTCCTGAACCATCTCCAGTTAGTGGGCTTGTTAATGGGTCTAACTTATAATATGCTGTATATTCACCGTTTTCTAGTTGGAATCGAACTCTTGGTATTGGAGCAGTAGTATTATTATCAGCTCTCGTCATTCTAATATAAATTTTATAACTTTCTCTAGACTCAGCAAATTCAGAAAGTGTATCAGCTTTTATAGTATCTTTACTAGCCATCTCTGCAAATGTTGCATAGCCATGTAGAGACTTGTATCCTTCCTTAAATTTTCCTTGTCCTACAAGATTAAGAAGATTAGCCGTGTCATCTGTTCCTTCTCCTTCTCTTTCTGTATATTGTTTTATCGCAGGAAAGATTCTCATTGTATTTGTGTCAGTATCATTACTGTATGTATCTTGGAACAGAGTGTCATATTGTATAAGTCCTGCTAATCCACCAGATAGGTCGACTGCCGGATAATATATTTCACTATCATTTATATGTTTTGGAACTTGAACAGATTTCGATATCATAGCTCCACCTACTGCATAAGCTAATTTTTCTACATTCCCTCTACAATAAGATATTGTAAACCTAGATGTAGAGTCTACATAGGCTGGAGCTTTTACATTTGAAATATCACAGGATACCACATGTAAATTAGCTCCTGTATATAAATTTGCAAAATAGCTGTTATTATCTTTTCCTCTTAGTCTCATCCAGCCAACTTGAACATAAGAACTACTTGCAAGTCTTATTCCATTATCACCCTCCACTTCTATGCATGGTAACTTGTTTATTTTTTCAGATGTTGTATCATCGTCTAGTATATTTGTATTTGTATCTCCGTAAAATTGTATTCTACAATAATTATCCTCTATAGCACTTCCCTCTTTTAGTCTTAGTACTGCATCTTCGCCTAAACTTATTTGTATAAGTGTTCCGTGAAAGTCTCTAAGGACTATCTTTTCTCTTATTCTAACACCTGCCTCTATATTTATAGTCAACTTGTTAAAAAACATACATCCTTGAGATTTCATATATCCAAATACAGTTTGTAGACTGTCTGCTTTGTTTTCTTCATCCCTGCCTGTGCCATCTCCAGTTGCAATTTTTGCCACATAATAATCTGCGTTCCAATTAGGTTGGCGGTCTATAATTTGTGCTGTAGGGTAATGTCTAAAATCACCATCTACAGATAAATTTGCAAAGTGTGATCCTTGAGAACCTATATCTGCTAATTCATTTCCATTTCTATCTAATATACGAAATCCTTCTTCATCCATTACTGTCTTAGCAATTTCTGTATTCTCTTGGTTGGTGTGGTTTACTGCTATTCCATCTTGATTTAATTGTATTAATCCTTCTTTGATGCTTATTTCCCCATCGGAACTTACTTCTAATGTTGTATCTCCGTTTCCATCTGTTACAGTAAGATTTCTGGCATCAATATAAGTACCTTTTAGCGTTCCTGCTAATATCATATTTGCATTTATTTTCCCATCTGCGGTTAGCGCAATATCATAAGGTCCTTGATATCCATTTGCACTATGAGCCAATCCATTTTTGTTGAATCTCCATACATGTATAGCTTCTTCTATAGTGGGGCTGTCGCATACAACTAACTCTTCTTTGTTATAAAATACATAACTGTCTTTTATTCCTGAATTTATAAAACTTTGTATCCATTTTTCTATTGAATTATCATTCTTTTCTATATCCTTTGAAATATCAATCATTACGTCATTTATTGATTTTCTACCTATATCTTTATTTGATAGTTTTATTTCTTCTACTTTCTGTGTTAAAACATTGTATTTTCTTTCTATGGCTCTTACGACTACATTTATATTTAATTTATTTTCAAAAACTGTAACTTTATCTCCTATATAAACTCTTTCAGCTTTTATATAATCTTTATATTCTTCAGTTTGACTTAAATCCACAAAATCTATAGTGTAATCAGCACTTATAGTATCTACATTATTTTCTGTATATTCTAATTGTGCTAACCTTTTTAGTTCAGCTTGAGCTTCTTCTAGTGTGTTAAATCCTTCTGTTTCACTCCCTGAAGATTTTACTTTTACATCACTATAAGTAAATTCTTTAGTATAAGCTCTAGCATAATTATTCAATATAGGGCTATCTATAAAGCCATTAATGGTTATTCCGTCATAACCTTTTGGTTTAATTCTAGTTGTAATACTATCTACATCTGTATTTGCTTCAAATCCTTTTAAATTTTTACATGACCTTATTTGTACTCCTCTATCTTTTCCTACTTTATCAAGTATTCTTAAAAGATATCCTCTTCTTTGTATTTCTCCTCCCCAGCGGTTGAGAAATGATTGATCACAATCATGTATAGCTTTATACATATTCATATCTTCATAGTAAGCAGTATTAGATGCAGATATATTAGAATATACTTCTAATTCTTTAACTCCTACCGCCCCATCTAATATCCAATTTATTGCTGCTGTTCCATTTACTCCAGTGGGCCTTACATCGTTAAGCCATAAGTGAATAGTTTCATATATTGTGACTTGTATAGCGTATATGATTATTCTATTTCGTGTTTTTCTTGGCTTTGTTATCCTGAAATATTCATCTCCATAATCAACCTTTATTTTTAATATAGCTTCTTCTTGTAGATATTCCCACAATCCATCATCGTCAATTATAAACTCTGCATCTAATCCATATGTCCCATCTAAATTTTCTGTAACTTTGCAGCTTGTACAAATATTATCAAGTATTGCATCACCATTACTCAAAATCACCATTTCTTTAGGAGTATTTTTATTAAAAATACATATTTTAACTGCTTTATTCATAATACTCCCTCCTATCTATAAATAGTCCTTGGTTCTATGTCTAACTTGGTTATACTTCCTATCCATGTTATAGTATTTTCCCCTTTATCTAACAAAGGGAAATTTCCTATCATATCTATACTTTTATTATTATTATCTTTATCTAGGCATAAAAAAAGTTTGCTATCTAGCAAAACTCTTTCATCAACATTATTAATCTGTACAGTAGTATCGTTAATCGTTATCTGTAAATCTCCTGTTCCGTATATAATTATCTTCGGGGCACTTGTAAAATCACCACTATTATATATAGTCGTTTGTTTTTGTGTTACTATTATATTTTTTTCTAATAAATTATAATAAAAAGGTTCACAAATAAATTTAACTTTAAAGTCTCCAAATTCTTCAAATGTTGTTTTTATATCTTCCTCAATAATAACTTTTTTTACAATGTTATATTTATTTTCAATTGAATATAATAATTTATTATCTTTTATATCAAATAACCATTTTTTAACCTTCTCTATCATTAGATTTATGTCTTGATCTATATCTATAGTTGTTAAAATAAAACTTTTTTCTATATTAGGGAAAGTTCCTTTATTTTCTATTAATGTACCGTTTCTGCCTTCTATGCTTATTTCTTCATATTCTTCTTGTGCTAATACTTCTGGAGGGCCTTCTACTACTATTATTCCTAATTCTTCTGAGCAAATATTATTAAATATTAATTTCTTTTCCATTTTCCCCTCCTTTTACTTAGTATTTTAATTTCATATTTCTAGTTGTATTGTAATCATCTAGTTCATCTTGATTTGGCGCTATTGCGGTTCTCGTAAATTCTCTTCCATCTATGTCTAGTCTTAGTTCTAATTTTGATACCATATTTGATAATCTTCTTACTTCATTTGCTGTGTTATCTTCTTGCATATATTTATCTAACTTAGAATCTAAATAATTATAAAAATTATCTAGCGGAAGTATTGCTTCATGCCCTGCTTCCCCTCCAATTAGTCCAGTATTCCCACTCATTCCAAATAATGTCGGATTTGTTAATATACCACCTTTAGCTAAATATCTCCAGTTAACACTTATATGAGGTACACTTGGAGGATTAAGTGATAGTTTACCGCTTATGCTAAAAGATGGGACTTTAACTCTTGGTAAACTTAAATGACAACCAGAAAAGAATCCTTTAATTTTATTTAATGCATTTGAAACTATATTTTTTGCACTATTCATTACATTAGATATAGTATTTTTTACACTATTGAATTTATTTGAAACTACACTACCTATACTTCCAAGAACATTAGAGAATACACCTTTTATTGCATTCCATACACTAGTAACAACGGATTTTATTCCGTTTAAAATAGAGTTTATAGTTGACTTATATGCATTAAACTGTGCTGTAACAACAGTTTTTATGCCATTTAAAACAGTACTGAATACTGATTTTATTCCATTCCAGATAGTGCTGATAACAGTTTTTATTACATTTAAGACTGTATTAATTATTGTTTTATACATATTGAAATATGCTGTTACTAAACCTTTAATTACATTTAAAACAGTACTAAATACTGTTTTGATTGCATTCCAGATAGTACTGATAACAGTAATTATTACATTTAAGACTGTAA